GCCAATGTCCTTCCAGTCAAACGATATAAACCACACTCCACTTGGTCGAGTTTGTTCACCGTCAAGAATTGCCTCTATGTCGGACGGCGCTAAACGATCTGGAAACTTCAACTGCACATAGTTTCCATCCAGTAGGTCATTAGCTGCCCCACCAGCCCAGGATTTCATGGTTTGCCACGCTTGTCCTAGAGTATATCCCTGCCCAGGCGAAGGCGCAGCAAGATTGGCTGGAGATATTATCGACGCGTCAACCCATATTCGAAACATCGGCTGCAGCAAAGACATTTGTACGGGTGTAAGAGTCATAAACTCTTTTACACCTCGTTGGCTTATTTGATCAATTATAGTGCCGGGCGACTCAGACTCCACTATTCCAAAATTTTCCCACATGCCTTGCCAGCCACCTTGTCGATGCCAGCGAGAGGATATGTCAGACATTTCTTTAATATAAACGTTTAGAAATCTTTGAACTTTTCTACGGTTTCCTTCAGCTTGGCCCAGATCGCTTTGGGCCGCATCCATTCGAGCTTGGGCTTCTGCTCGTTCTGCTTCGCGGGCGGCTGCGATTCTGGCTCTCTCTTCTGCTTCCTCATACGCTTCATAAGCGTTATGGCCCTCGTAGGCTGCGTAGCCGGTGGTTCCTATGCCGCCGAGGATGACAACGCCGGCGAGGAGGGGGTGCGCAAGCTGAACATCTCCCGATTGCTCGGGGAAGAAGATGACAAACAAAATAAACAGGCACCAAGACCATACCATGTCGGCTTTTGTTCCCGGCTTCGTGAAGGGGTGGAACAAAAGCCGATGTGTAGCGACTATATCCCACCAGAAACGTTTGATTGTGTTTTTTATCGATTTTAACATTTTGATTTAAGTATAGGGCTTATACACCCATATATTGTAGAATTTTATCGAGAGGGTGAGGCACTATTATTGGACAACCAATGTGGACATGTGCTTCTGTGGGCTTTCTATTAAATGCTGCTATAACCCACCAGTAGCCTGGGTTTCCATAGTGTTCTTGTGCTAATTTCCAATATTTATCCCCAATTGCCCAGTGGTGAACTTTCAGTTTTAGTTTGGCTACCTGTTGCGCACTGGGCTGTAGCAAAATGGGCGTTTGAAATTGCGTAATTCTGCCAGATCCTGGGGCTCCAGAATAAATGCGGCGATTCTGTTGAGTGCTGCCGCCGGTGTTAGTGATTTTTTTTCTTCTATTATATCTATTTGATTTAGAATTGTTAACAGCCATGTTTGTGTCCTCTTTTATTAATCATTGTCATCACCGCCTAGGCCAAGAAGTCCTCCAATGGCGGACACGCCCGGGCTAGCCATCTCCGCACCACCCTCAATGAGCGACACAAGATCATCCGATATATCACCAAGCTCGTTCCCCAGATAATTGCTCAGCCCGCCGGCTTCTTCAATATCATCGCCAATAGAACTGGCCGCTTCCAAGAAGTCTTCTATTGCAGCGCGGGCTTTGCTGCCATCTGGGTCTGCATAGGGCATACCTGACATCATGGGGAAGTTGCCGGCGCCAAAGTAACTGTTAGTCTCGGTTTCTATCCGGGGAGTCTTGTCTTCATTCCATCCCAACTTGTGTGTGTGCAGCACAGTAAGTTCCGTGCTCATTTTAATATATTTAGGGGCCATGGCCGGATAACCCTCATCTCCATCGGTTGCGTGGCCCTCAACAAAGCCCATTTCCATGTCTGGCTCCCATGTAAATCCACTCATTGTGCAAACTAGACCGTAAGTATCTCCGCCAACTCCGCCGTTATTCGGGCCGGGGTGGCCACTGGTTCCACCACCACCGTCAGTCGAGCCATGGCCGGCATTTTTAATCATATTTATCCACCTAACCCTTATTAGGGGTGCAGCCTGCATAATTCCATCTTCACTGTACATGGGATATTGAAGATGCGCTAGCGCGTTGCAGCGATCTATATTTCTAAAAGCATCGTCGCGGGATTCAGCAACAACAGACCACTGAAGGCTAATTTTTCTTCCAGTCCTTGTAAAAGTCTTAATTGGATCCATTCGACCATAAGAGTTAGTTTCTTCCCAAACTTGTTCAAATGTTTGAGTGAATCCTGTCACAAATGCTTTAAAACTAACAACGTTGCCAGTAGGTACATGCCCAAAATGGAGCCAAGTCCAATGCCTGTTGGATACAGCCAATGTGGTGCTGCCATCTGAGACTCGTTGATTATCCCAGCCTCCAGCAAAATCTTCTTTTACTTCCCAAAATTGTTTACCTAAGATATCGAAATGACCACGACCTGATGACATTAGTATATTCTCTCCTGTCCTAACTAGTTATTGGCTAAACTTTTCACTAAGTCTGCACATTTAGAACTTGGCTTCTTCTAATTGCGTCGATAACTACGCGGCCAACTTCTCGATCACTCATCTGTAGTATAACCGTGGTTGGGCCTGCTGGTGCTTGCGGGCCTGCGGGGGCTGCCCCTTGTCCTGCGGCGGCGGCTGCAACTGGGGCAGCTGCTCGGTTTTGCGTAGCATTGGCCATCTTTTCAGTGTTTTGATTGTTGATAACTGCCGAATGTGGTGGTAGAACTACCATTTCTGCGCCCCTTTCACCGACCACGGCCGCGCCGCCTTCTGCGAAATCATCGGTACCTGCTGCAAATTTAGGAAGGGCGAGGTAGTCTAACTTCCAGCCAGACTGATCGCCTGGCATGACCTTATCGGCAGCCGCAACTGCGGTATTGGCCATTGCAATGAGAAGATTAAACGGTGAGAGGATGACAGCGGCCATGACCTTGGCCACTGCTTTCATGCCAGTCACCATCGCATCCCAGGCCGCTTCTACGTTACCAAACCACATTACCAAACCAACAAGTGCAGCAACAAGTAGCGCAACGCCGGCAACGACCCATCCAATTGGGCTGGCCAAGAACGCGACGGTCGAGGCCCAGGTAGCGGTGACCACGCCCCAAGTTGCGGTGATGAGCCCGCCCTTTGCAAGTGTAAGACCGCCTATTGCTGCCCCTTCAGCGCCTGTGAGGAGTGTGGAAATTCCAACGAGTACATTCTTTACTTTTCTCGCAGCGATGCCAGCCCACTCTGCGGCGGTAGAGGCTGTCTTTGCAACCCAGCCAGCGTTTTCCACGATATTTTCACCTGCCTTAACACCGGTGTAGCCGGCGGAGAGTCCGATAGAGACAGCTTTGATAGAATTCGAGATACCGGTAGTAACATTATCCTTCAGCCTGAGTAGCCAACCGAAACGTGCGACGGCATTTTGTTTAATTTCCGCAGCGGTCAGGGCCCAAGTTAAGCCCTTGACCGATGCCTTCGTGGTACCAGTCGCGATCAGGATAGCTTTGTAGGCCATCCAAGCGCCGATGCTGGTGCGAACGGCAACCGTTACAAGACCGGTAGAGTTTTCGACTGCGGAAGCGCCACGGGCTAAAGCTCCAAAAAATTCTATTAATGGACGAATTGCAACTGCCAGTTCCTGCATAGTGAGCATGACTTGGTTCATCATTGTAACATTTTCCCTTTGCATGCGATTCTGTTCTTCTTGTGCAAGGGCCTCAGCTTCAACGGCAGCTTGGTGCTCTCGTAAGCCCGCTGCGCCTCGGGAAAACATAGCTTCTGCTTGTGCCATGTCAGTAATTCCAGCAGCGTTTGCAACAGCCTTCTTTTGGAAACGATTCATCTGATTCCATTGCAATTCGCCAGCTTCCATCGACTGAGCAAGCATATCAATTCTCTCGGAGTCTGTAGCCAGCAACATTTCTGTTGTATTCAGGAGAGGGCCTCCCATAATAGCGTTTAGCTGACCAACTGATTGGGCTGCTGATTCATATGTGTCAAAACTTTGGGCAATACCAATTAATGAATTTACCTCTACTCCTGTGGCTTTCGCCTGTGCCGCCAACTCCTTAAAAACCTTTTCGCCTTCGGCGCCAAATTCCGCCAAGCGAGGGGTGGCCTGGATAAAAGCTGCCATCATGTCTTCGCCGGCAACACCAAGCGCGTCAGCAAAACCCAATATGCTCTCCTGCATCTCCATAGCCTCTGCGCCAGTTTTGCCAAAAGTCAGCATTGCATTATCTAGGAAAGCCGCTGTGGTGCCGCCCGCTACGCCGGCCACTTCCATCCCTATAGCAAAATCAGCCATTTCCTGCTTCGCCCCCGTGCTCATGAGCGAAAATCGACTCATTTCTAAATGTAGGGTTTGAGTAGTGTCGGCAACATCCTGCATTGAAGCGCCAATTTGTCTATTTGAGTCAGCCAAGTCCTGTATCATGGTGTTATAGCTGCCTCCAGCCATAGTGGCCTTGTTAAAGCCGGCTAATACGTCATCCTCCATCAGCGCAAAGGATACTGATTGCTCAACCACAGCCATGGTTAGGGAGCCCATCATCTTGTCTACATCACCGAAAGTTGACTTAAGCGTATCACCAAATTGTGATAAACCGTCCTCGGCGCTGATTATTGAGCCCCAGACGGTATCTTCCCACGCATCACTAATTCCTAGGGTTGAACCTATGACTCTTTCGGTAGCCTTTTCAACATTCGACACCGCTTGGGCTGTCTTTTTTGTCTCGGCGGTGATGTCTCGTTGAAACTGGAGTTCTGCTGTTTTCTTTGCGATCAACTCTTCATTGATATCATCGGCCTCATAAAGAGCCTCTAATTCGGTCTGCAAAAGCTGTAATTTGTTTCTTTGTAAATCGTATTCTGCTTCGGCAACGTCAATGCGGCCGGCAATCCGCTCAGCAGCGTTATCTGCAACGCTTAATAACTCTTTTTCGATGGCCAGTTGTTTTTCTGAATCAGCCACCAACTCTCGTTTGGATCTTGCAATATCAGCACCCAATTTTCTCTGAAGCTCTCGTAACTGTTGGGCTTCGGATTCATTGAGTCGTTGACGACGGGACAGCGCTTCTAGCTGCTCCATCTGGTTTTTCATACTGGCTAACTGTTCAGGAGTGTATTCTGCCATTATTTATACCTCCTAGTCAAAAGGCCATTTTAACTTTGTAGCTTGTTCAAATTTTCTCACAGCTTTAGATAAACTGGCTTTGGTCTTGTACGTTCTTGGATCATCTAATCCATATCTGTGATAAGCTTTAATAAACTTGGCCTCTCCTTGAACAGCATTAGCGAAAGAGTCTATTTGGGCCCTATTGCCTCTAATTCGTACATTTCTAAGCCTCTGGCTTCTGCTAGGGGTCTTATCAAACATTCTTCCCAATATAAGCTCAATCCACGAACCAAGCATTTTTAGAACACTTTCATTAATTTCTTGCTTTGCGGCAATATTTAGATCAATAATAATTGGCGCTATTTTGTCTTCTTTAATAGGATTCATATATAGTTCCCCTAGTAATAAATAGGTATGTAGTAAAAAAAAAGAAAAGCCAGAAAGAGTTTTTCTGGCTCACCTCTCATCGGCTTCTGTTGTTCTTCTTGCTGGCTTTCTGAATCGCTTCTGATTCTTTTTCTATTTCTTGTATTAAGCGCTCCACAAACCACTTTCTTAGCCCTAGCGGCAAATTATAAGCCTCAATAAAACTCCAGCCACCGTGATACTTCAGCGCAAAAAACTGTTCGTACACAGATTTCATATATTTAAGACTGAGGCCAAAAAAACTCCGCCTGAAGCGGAACCTCCAGGTCTGACTCGTAGTCGCATTGCGGGCAAACATGATCGTGCATCAATCTAACTGAGGGAGTGGCTTTTTGATAAGCTTTTCGAAAATATCTTGCGTCCAAAGCTGGCATTTTACTGATAAAATCAGAAATTCTAGCCCTGTCTGTGATGTCGTTTACGGATACTGTAACCCTCTTCATTTGATCACTTAGTGTCGAAACTGCCAATTTGTGCTTCTTTTGTTTTTTGGCTTCTTCCACAATTCTAGCTTCGTCATGGCCATTCATTAGACGGACCTGTTGGCGAACGCCAGTTTTAGGTAAAGTTATAATAAAAGTGTTGTTTTCACCATTTTCAATAGCTAATTCGCCCCAATCGGTACCATCCACTACAGTGATGCTTTGCTGTAAGTCTACAGCCGCTTCGCCAACATGATTACAGCTAGGGCACGTCAATTGAACTTTATAATCAGGCCCGTAACCACTAATTCTGGCTGCTACGGTTAGGGCGTTCTTATCTCCAATTAACAGATCTTTAACGTCAAGTTCTGGAGTGACCAAAAGAGACTGCAACATTCGGTTGATCGCAACGCCTTTTTTTAACAACGTTTGTGAAGTAAGAATATCTTCTTGCTTTGTTGTCATATATTTAATTTCAATAGTGTCTTGCCCGTGTAGTGGATGCCCTTCTCCGTAAAATCTACCTCCACTGGGAAGCTCTACAAACTCTGTAGGTGCAACAAAGTCTAGTCCAGAGGCTGTAGGTGCGGAGCCTTCTGGTTGCTTGCGATCAGGCATTTCATCCGGTAATCCGGTGCGTGATCTATTATTTCTTGGCATTTATACCTCTTGTGTTTTATTTGTTATATATTTAAAGGGTGCCCAAATTATCAGGGACTTTCCCCTTCAGGCTTTTCAAATACAGCCCAATCATACCTTATTTCTATCTCAATGTTAACCAAATCATCAGAATCATAATCTAATTCTCCAAAATCAACACTTGTAATGAAACAATTCTTTAAAGTCCACTTTTCAATTACTGTTGACTGAGGATTTCCGACTTCTCCGCCACTAATTTGTCTAATAATAACCTGACCACCGAGAGCTTGATAAGCTTCATTTTTGGTAATCGTGGTTGAGAGTGCATCAGCTTCTGTTTCTGGAAACACATAGCCAGCTGCTGAGAGGATTGACATCAAATTCTGAGTTGCGTCAGGAGAGATGGGATCTACAATTGTAAGTGAGATCTTGTCCCACTCAACGCGGCCAGGATAGTAAAATTTATGATTAATGAAAGAATGCTCTGCTTCAGTAACCGTAAAAGAAGGCTTCTTGACCTTTTTTACAATCCATTTGGCACCATCCAATTCGGGGATTTCTAGAGTGTATCTATACGCTCTTTTTGGTTCTAGTTCAGGGTTGCCCCAAAAGTTTGCTGACATTAGTTTGTTGTTCTCCTCTTAATCTTAATTAGTGTCTTAGTTTCAAAAATCATCTATTAATCTTCGAAAGAAGCTCCGGTATTCGTGATAACAAAGTCAATCGCGATAAATTCAATTGCTCTAGCTGGCTTCAAGAAAATCTTGGCATATAGAACGTTTCTGTCAATCAAGTCTGGCGTTGTCGTTGTACTATCAAGCACCACCTTGTATTCGGTTAGTCCTAGTCTAGACTTGACACTATCCAAGAATGGGTTCACCTTTCCGGTAAATCTATCCCATGTAGTTTGGACGTTCTGATCGAACAGGATCTCAGCCGCGAATCTTGAAATTTGCTTCTTCAAGTAGATCATCAATCGGCGCACATTAACTCTATCTAGAGCGGAAGGAGTCACTTGTAGAGTCTTCTGACCAAAGATAACAATTCCTTCTGCTGGGAATGTAGCAATTGGGTTAATATTCGCTTCGTATAGATCATCTCTCTGCTTCGAAGTTAGCCTTTCACGCACACCCACAACTGGGATGCCGGCTGAACCTTCAGTCAACCCTCCGCGATTGAAGCCTGCTGGTGCGAACCAAATCTCGCTTCTTCTCTGAGAGCTACCAAAAGTACCAAGAGCTACTACAGATGGAGGACAGAACAATAGCTTGCTGCTCTCAGTGTCTCTGATTTGTACCCATGGATAGTAGGAACAACCGTAGCTGCTGTTAATTCCACGCTGCTTAAGATTTAGAATCGTGGTGGTCACATTTCCAACTCTAGAAGCTTCAGAATTGCTGTTTTCGGTGAAAGGTTTATAATCACCCTTCAAGTCGATAACTGCCAATGCGTCGGCCCGGTCTTCACATGTGTCAAGCAGATGCTTGGTCATGGTTTCATTTGTAACACCGGGCATGGCCATTAAGTTACACTCTATCACCTCTGGATCTGCGACTGCGTAAATTGCGCGGCGCAAAGTGTGAAATGCATAGTTGTCAACTTGACTTTCAGATGCATCTAGCACTCGGTTGGCGAAAGGTTCTGCTTCCTTAATGTTCAAGCCGTCGAAGCCGCCGAAGAAGACAGAAGTAAATCTGTTATAATCATTATCAATAATTTCTTGATATGTTCCACTGACAGCGGTAGCTGATGTTCCAGCAACACGGGATCCAGAGCTATAATGCGCCTGACTTCCCGAAATAATAACGTCATCTAGAGAGAATACCCAAGAGTACTCGGTCGCCAAGTTATCTGGAGTAAAGCTGTAAGTTTCTCCCAAACTAACTGGCAACGGGCGGACGACATCTGAAACACTCTCTTCGTGTCGGGATACGGTTGCACCGTATTTGGTTGTATCGGCACCAAAGTACTCAGTTGTAGCTGAAGCGGTCTGGCGCAATGGAATCTCTGGCCACCTAAAAGAGCCCGTGAAGGACAATCTTGGTGCAGCGGCCGTTCCTACTCCGCCAACGTTCACAAACACATCTGAAGCTATACTTCCTGTCTCTGTGGCACCTAGGGAGTTCACGATATCGTCTGAACCTCTGACCCAATGGTTTCCTAACGCTGTACTAGCTGTGTCGCTTCCATAAGTAGACAGGCTGTCTGAGCCACTGAGGACCGTGAATCCTGTGGGTCGAACTGGGCCATAAATACCATATGGGAGGTATGTTGCGTCCGTTGTTCCATTATCAACATCTTGGTTCATGACGATTCTGAGGAATCTAGAGCGGTTCTGGTAAATTCCATGCCAGATATACCTATTCTCGGTATCGCTCCAAGATGCATACTGATCACCGATCTTTCTTGCAACATAATCAATCGAATTAGGGTTTAAGTTGCAGCTTGAAAATCTTTCTACGATTTGGACGGCGCCGTCGTGGTCATTTACTCTACGAAGTACAACTGAAAATGAGCCATATTGCGTTGAGGAGTTGCTAGAAGCTTTAATATCCTCAATCGACACTTTAAGGTTGTCTTGCAACCATGCTCCATGATCAAGTCCGACAAAGTAGAACAGCTTCTGCATAGCTTCGGGGCTATAGCTGCCACTATTTGTGGTAATGTCCTGACTAATAAAATAGCCTGTTCTTGCATTCTGAAACGGACCTCTGTTGTCCTTCCATTCATAACTTCCGCTTTCGAGGCCGAGAAGTACACCGTAGTTTTCGCCGGCGGCGGATCCAGTAACATATTCGTCAAGGTGTCTTTCAAAAGTTTCACCAAGCCAATAAGTCTTCTGATCTGTAGCAATACTAGAGTTGCAAAGTTGCGGATTTGTATTGAATCTTTTACGAACGTATTTGTCAGAATCAGGGTCGAAGTTGAACGCTGTTGTGTGTACAACTGCGCCGGATGAATTCTTAATAATGGCCTTGAATTCTTTAGAAGTCCCAATTGATTCGATTAGAACACCGGTGCCTTGAACGCTAGTGCCACCCATTGTCGAGGAGCCATGGCCTGCGGCTTGGCCGCGAATTGTCCCTGTAAGTTCAATAGAGCCCTGATCTAAGTACCAAACAGCAGCTAGAGAGCCAGTAACTCCGTTTGTGGTCGAACCAGAGTTAACAACCCAGAGTCCATAGGCTCCACCAGCAGATTGATCTGGCGAAACGCCGGCGCTAGTTTCCCAGCCAGCACGGCCACTATTTGTTTTATCGGCATTTTCGGTTCCAAGAAGACGAACCATGGTAACTGGTCCTGTATTGGCTCTAAGCCACGCTTGAGCCGCGTATGCAGCATATGTGGGCCCAACTCTGTTTCCATCTCGCCACACATCACCGCCGGCCTTGCCACCGACTGGTGTCCCAAAAGTTTCCACAAATTCCGAAAAGGAATTGACTTTAACTGGCCTCATTCCTGGGCCTCTCGTTGTTCTTCCGATAATCACCGGTCCAAAAGCTCTTTCGGGCGCTGGTAATTGGGAATTATCAACTTCGTTAATAAAAATTCCTGGTGATACAAAGCGAAATTTCTTTACTGACATTATTTGTATTCTCCTCGTTGATACTAGTAACTAAAAATAATATGTTTTTTTAGCAAACACACTTACATATTGTTCGATAGTAAATAGTCTATAGAAAGTCAAAAATCCAAAATTACTATTTTTACTCTCGATAAAAGCCGCCTTTCCAATCATCTGGGTGTTCGTCCTCTAAAAGTACATGTTCTCTGGGGATTCTAACGTGGACTGCGTTCTCTCTGACAACAATTTTTGGCTTCTCTTGGTTGTTTTCGTCTCCAATAATATGGCCCAAAACTTTGATAGTAATCGTTGACTTGTAAGTCCTTTCTTCTTCACCAAGATCCGATGTGTTGTTGTCTTGAGAGATATCCTCGTCAATAAACCCTTCATAAAGGTGCCCGTTCTTCCTAAGAGTGAAATAATTAATTGAACCTGTTCTGGTCAGAAATGGTGTTAAGACCTCATTCATTTGTTGTTGATATTCAGTCTGGATCGTGACTTCATACGTCAAATCAATATATTTCGGCAATGGTATTGATAATGTCTCATATACAACCTTTTTGCTTTTTCTAGGAAAGTTAATTTGTCCTCTTTTATATTTTGCGTCGGCATTTTGGAAATTAGCAGTCTTGTCCTGCTTTATTCTCCTACCTATTGTAATCGCGCCGCCCTCTGGGCCATATTCTGGCACATTCGCATACAGGGCACCCTTTCTGGTTAAGCTTTTAGAAACTGCTGTTCTTTCAACAGTTATTAAAGGCAACTTTAATACCCCTTTGGAGTCTCTAAGCTCTTTGTTGTGCTTAATTTGATATGCACGCTCGGCTGAAGCCCATAAAACAGGGACTTTTTTCCATCCATCGTTAGTAGTTGAGAAAATACGCATTGTCTCATCAATTAGTTCAAATAAAGCTTCATCAATCGTTTGCAACGAGGATGGTTGAAGTTCTATTTCTTTAGCCGGCATTGAAAAGACCCTCTCTAGCTCTAATACACTTAGCCGATATTTCCATTCTGTGGTCTATTTGACCGAACATCTGTTTTGGTTCAGCTAATGTTACTATCTCATAATATGTATCTCCGTAAAGAACAAAATCACCCTCGCGGACAAATAAATCTTGATCTTCGGTTAATCTTCTCTTGTGAAAATGCACTGTAATTGACATTTCCTTGTCCAAACCTATCTTATTACTGTATTTGGTGCTAATGCCATCAAATTCAATCAAGGCGTATACTCTAACTGGTGGCAAAAAGCTCTTATTAATAGCTTCACCATAAACTGAGTGAAAGTTGGTGCTGCCCATATCAATAGGATAGTAAATTACCTGCTGGCCAATCACTCTTTCTATTAGCTCATCATTGACCTGTTTTACTAAATCACGCTCTTTTTTGCCAACAAACATTGGTGGCGGCGGCGCTGCGGGCTGGGACCATTTATTATTGTCGTCTTGTGACATGCTCTATCCCTCCCTATCCTACAAAGATCGCCAATGGCACTTTTTCCTGTATCTTTCCAGCAGAATCCATCATTTGGGCATCTGTTTCCATAATCTTTGCATAAGTAAGTTCATCCAATACTGTCTTAAGCTCTTCTCGGAGCTTTTCTTGCTCCTCTTTTGCTTGAGATAACAATTCTGCTGCATTGAGAGTGACGGATTCGCCGGGTATGGGGATAGTTGCAAATTTTCCTCTAACTTGACCTAACATTTCCTTTGTTAATGATAGAGCAAATCGCCTAATCCATTGCTTTCCGATTGAGTTGATATTCCCATAAGGTATATTTTCAAATGGCATAGTGTTCATATTGTTGATTCCGCTAATACCATGATCTACATCAGAATCATCTACGAAAGGATCTTCGGGGATCGTAAACGTCACCCAAAATGTATCAGCAGTGGGCCCCTGGGGCGTTGGAAACAACCTTAATTTGTTATTGACAATCTCATACGAATAGTGCGACACCCTAGTGAAGATATTATCCTCATATGTTATCGCCTGCATCTTGTTCTGCCAAGACGGAATAATCTGGAACGTTGAGTCGTCCGAAAACATACCATAATTACCAAGATTTCCAACCGTGTTAACGCCGCCATAATACCCGAAGAATCTCCACATAACATTTGGAGTTTTATAATAGACTTTGTGAATTTTAACCTTTTTGGAACCCACTTTTCCTGCGTATGGCACTGTTTTGCCAGTTCCATCGTCATAATTGGACTCAGCAGCGCCAGAAATGATATTCTGTAGATCATAATCCTGACGACTGGCCGTAATACTGAACGAGGCAGAATACATTGTCTGACTTCCACCAACGGCGGCCTCTCCTGAGAATGCGTCAGAAACTCTTCTTGCATACGATATCTCGTATTTTGGATATTTAAGTGCAGCGTGGGTTCCACTTAAGCTAGAAGACAAAGTTCCTGATTTAAGCTCTCCATTATGATTAAATGTACCTGTTGTGTGGCCTAAATAAGTGGAAAGAGTGTTTTTGGTCTGGTGTATGTTTACGATGTATGAATATTCTAATACGGCCTCTTCATATGCCGCATAAACTTGTGAAGAAGACAACTCTATATCTAATACATCTCCGCCTAATTTCTTGTATGTGTATGCAATCTGATCCGTTGCACCGGATAGAAAATCAGCAGAACCTGTGTAGATTCCAAACGGACAAGCAGAAGCAACTTCCGTTACAGAGCCCGTAATGGGCAAAACAATGGTATTAGTGTCACTTGAGGGGCTTAGGGTTGTTGGCATTTATATAGAATCTCCTACATTAAGTAGTTTCAATAAACAGAAAGCCCCCACATTAAAACTAATGTGGGGGCTTAAATGATTTGCTGTTCAAATCGTGTTTCGGACTAGCCTAACAAGTTCTGGACAACGACTACACCATACATATCTGGACGTACCATCTTCTTGGCATAGCGAGTCATCACGCCCTTACGGGGCACGAAGTCCTCTGGTCCAAAGATGGTGGGAGTCATCTGTAGTGGTACATATGGAGCGTAAACATAGCCGCTTTCTAGGAAGCTGCTTCCGCGACGACCAACAAGGATCACATTGCGGGGGAAGTATGGGTCAACCCAAACGTCCCACTTCTTAGAAATAGAGCCAGCCTTAACTGCTCCAACAGAGCCCTTATCATCATCATGGGTTACGCTAGCGCGGAATCCACTTGTGAACTCAAGGATGTTAGCAACTTCTGGGGAAACCACCAAGAAGTTAGCTCCACCGCGTAGAGTCTTACGATGAATTTGAGCGGAAACATCGTTGATTGTCTCAACAAGTGTCTCATACCACTCAGACACATTACCAGTGAACTCAGGTCCACCGACATCCGTAGCTGAAGTACCTTCACCTAGGACATTAATGTGTCTACCAGTAACACGGTCGGTGAATCGACCGGGGCGGCGTGACCAGTAATAAGTTCCGGCAGCAGCACCCTGAACAAGATCGTTGAGAATCTCACGATCAATTTCAAGAGCAACTTGCTCAGAAAGAATACCAGTTAGCTCAACCTCTGCATCCAAGTTGTGGTAGGCGTTAAGATCCTGCCCCAACTCTGGTGACCACTTAGCCTTGAGCTTCTTGGTCATCGCAGTGATAGCCACCGAACTAACGTCGATGTCAATCTCTGGGATGTCTGGATTGGCTTCCAGTCCCCATGTAGCATCACCAACAACCGAACCAACGGATGGACCTGCAATGAAGTCATCATCAATTGGGAAATCGACCGTCATGGTACCAGTTGTCTCACCAGCAACTGCGCCCTCGTTCAGACCTGTTCCACCTTCGAAAACGAACACAAGAGATGTGTCGGTTGCGTTGATTAGAGACAGACCTTCAGGTGAAGTTGTAGCTGCAGCAGCAGACTTACCACGAAGGTGAGTCAGACGACGAACCAACTTAGCCTTACCAACATCAATCTCATCACCCTGAGCGGGTTGCATTGCGATTAAGTTGAGGCGGTTCATCTGGCTTAAGCCAGCAACACCGGGTGCTGTACAAACTGTGACGACGGAACCAGAAAGATCTGGATCGTATCGGCAAAGCTCCTCAAGAGAGGTTGTAACGGTGCTAGCACCAATAGAAGCATGTGTCAAGGACACCATGTTACTAGAAGTAACTGCTCCGAGAGTACCGGATGCGATACAAGTGATGGTCAAGTCAACCGAAGCCGTTGGGCTAGAGTAACCTGAACCTAAGTTGTAGAAACTGTGATCGCGTGAAGCGCCAGCACCTGCAACTGTTGAACCAGATGGAGTTAGATCAACACCACCTGTGATCTGAGCACCAACTCGGCCACCACCATAAAGTGATGTATCCTCATTGACACCGACACGGGGGAAATCACCACCACTGGCGTTGCCACCAGCATCTGGGGAATACTTAAAATCTAGGAAGAAGATAAGTCCCGATGGGAGGCTCATTGGCTGAACACTAACGAGATCGTTAGCAATCAAGCCACCGAATACACGCCGAACAATCGGAAATGCAACGGCTGCAAAACCTTCAACATCGCCAGCGGCCATGGTAGAAGATTCGCGTAGAAGCTCTCTAGCTTGATTTTCAAGCAAGCGAGCCATTGTTTGTTTTTCATGATCGTTACGAACACCCTCAAGCAGTCCGGTTCTTTCCCACTTCTTAAGTAGAGCAGCACCTTCCTGGCCAAGATTGCGTTCAACGATACCTTCTGTCAAACGTTCTAATACAGACATATTTTGTTTTCTCCTTTTTATTTTTCGATCCCGGCTAGTTGTCTCCATCTAGTCGTTGTTGGATCGTTAACATTTTGTCTTTTTTGCCTTCTAGGCAGCATGGTTGAGGCTCCTCTTGTCACAGCTTCGCTCAGTGATTGTGGAGTTTTCTTAGTAGAAGCTCCCACTGTGCTTTGAAGTGTTTCAAAAATAACCTTCGCCTCGCTAATCGAACTGGCATTTGAAAGAGTTTCGACAATTTGTTCTTTTTGTCGCTCATTCAAGGAGGTGCTTTCCAATACTCGGTTCGTATATAGTAGTTTTGCATTTGAAAGATTCACTTCGTCAAATTTATCCTTTAATTGCAAAACAGTATCTTTATATCTCTTGTTTTCAGTTTTTAAATCTTTAATATTTTCCTCAAGTTCTTTTACAGCTTTCTTGAGTTCGTCGTTTTCTTCAGCTAACTCGTCATCTTGCTGAGCGGCCAATTCTAAGTCGGCTGCATGCTCTTGTTCGCCAGATGGTGTAAACTGAGCGGCTGCATTTGGTGCATTTGGCACAACTTTAATATCTACAGCTAGCTTTTCTGCTATTTCTTTAACCTTGTCGTCATCTAGTTCAACATTTTCGTCTTCAGTGAGTTCAAAAATAACACTTTTTAATAGCTCCTCTGAGATTTCGACATTTTCGTCGCCTTCTTCGACTAATTCTTCTTCGACAACTTCTTCTTCCTTCTTATTGCCCTCTCCTAGAGGTGTAGGGGGCGCGGCTTGTGGAATGCCGCCGGCTAACTCTTCATGAGACTTGCCAACATCCTGTT